CCCGAGGAGCTACGGTCAACTTGAATCGTCGCCGAGTTCGCCCACCGAACATGGTCGTAGAGCTTCCGGTGGCGCTCCTGAGGGCTGTCGAAGACGTTCGGCAGGGTATTCTCGCGGAACGACAACCGGAGCGTCGCGGGCTCCCCGATCTGGACCGTGGGGATGTCGCCGACCACCGCGTCCGCCACGATGTCGCCGATATGGACGTGGATGTCGTTCATCGCTGGTACGCCCCATAGTTCTGCGCCTGTTGTGCTGTCTGCCGGCTGTTCTGTTCAAACCGAGCGTCGATAGCCTGCGCGAACTCGCCGTCCTCGACGGTGACGACTACTTCCATGTTCTCAACAGCCTTCGAGAACTTGTCCACTGCCGACTTGAACGTCTGCCCGACGTTCTTGATTCGCGTACTGCTCTGGTTGAACGTCTGGCCCGCCTGCACAATCGGCGAACCCCTCGATACCATCGCCGACGGCTTCGAGGATGGTTTCGCGCCGAGGTTCCGCCGCTGGATTGCGTTATGCGGCTTCGACTCGTTCATATTCGGCGGATTCCGAATCGCCTGTATCCTATCCAATAGCTCTTTCTTCCGCGGCAGGCTTTGGGCTTCCTTGAACATCAACCGGAGACTAGCGAGTTCCTGCTGTTGGCCGATGACTTCCGCCTGCATCTCCGTCTTCGACAACCCTCGCTGGAACCCTTGTGCGGCCGCCGCCCCTGCTTGTTCGCCCTGCGTTTGGAAGTTCGATGGGCTGAGGAAGCTCTTCGAGAAGTCCTTCGACTGAAGTTTCTTCAGCTGCTGGAGGTAGCCGTCAGTTGTCTGGTCCGCGGCCTGCTCGCCGCTCTCTCGGCCGGACGTGTCTTGCTCGCCGGTCACGCTATACCGCGAGTCTGTGGCTGTCCCGCCCTTCGCGTAGAACGACGCCTGCTCCTTGAACGCGGAGACAGCGGTGTCAATCGGATTCTTCGGGAGTTGCCGGAGGTCCTCGTTGATAGCGCCAACCGCTTCTTTCGTCTTCTCCCGCATGTCGAACATGTTGGTCGCCCATGCGGTCGCTAAGAGTCCGACCGCCGCGATAGCGATACCGACAGGGCCGGTGAGCGCAGTGAGCGCGCCAGCGAGACCGCCACTCCCACTGATAGCCGCAAGCACCCCGCCGCCCGTGAGGGTTGCGTAGAGGCTTGCGAACTTCAACGCAAGCGACGTCAGCACAGGCGCAAGAATCAGGCCTGCGGTCGCCACATCACGCAGTCCCGGTGGGAGGCCGTTGATGAACGACATGAAGCCAGTCGAGAGTTCCACGATGGACGTCAGCGCCGGCAAGAGTACGTCGAGAACGTTCGTCCCGAACTCCAACAGGACGGGTGCACCCTTGATGAGGGCGTCGAGAAACGCGTTGAACTCGGGCGCAAGCTCCCTGACCGACGCCATGATGGACTGGAACGCACCCCGGCCGTTGTTGAGCAGGAACCCGAAGAAGTCGCGCGCCACGGGCAGGGCTTTCCGGGCGAAGTCGAACATGAACCCGGTGAGTGCGGGGAGCACGCGCGCCGCGATGTACCCGAACTCGCGGAGACTCCGCCGGAACTCTTCCGTGCTCCCGACCGCCGAGACCATCTCCTCGACGACCACCGGCAAAGCGAGCGCCGCATCCTGCAACAGCGGCACGAACGCATCCCCAAGTGGCTTAATTATCGGTATCAGTCGGTCCCTGAGTTGTCCGGCAACCTTCGCCAATGCCTCGGTCGCCGACGAGACGCCCGCCATCTGGTCGGCGAGGTCCCGCCCCCATGCGAGCAGTCCCGCGCCGAGGAGCGCGCCGAACGCGCCAAGCAACGCGCCAGCGCCCGCCGTGACCGCGACGAACCCTGCGGCGACTGGCGCGAGCGTCGTCGCCAACGTCGCCAGCGAGACCGCGAGGCCGCCCGCTGTCGCCACACTCAGACTTCCGAACGAGAGTTTTGCGGTGGCGGCTGCACTGGCGAGCCCGAGCAGGCTTCGAGAGGTTTGGTCGGCTTCATCCTCGACGTCGTCTAGTTCATCCGCGGTTTCATCTGCCGCACCCTGCAACAGCTGTAACGCCGCGGCCGTCTGGATAGCCTCCGCGTTCAAGTCACCAAGCTGTTCCTCAACGGAGTTTATCGACCGCTCCGCATCCCCCGTGTTCGCCGTGATCTTCACCGAAAGGTCGCTAATTGCTGCCATTATTGGAATGCATCCCGCCGCGATTCCGCGGCATCGTACTCCTCGTGACTAATGCTGTCCGGGTTCGCGGACTGCTCGCGTTGCTGTTGTTTGATGTACTGTTCGGCGTGTTCCGCGAGTTTGATGTCCTGCAAATCGCGCGCCGATAGCCGGTCAATATTCCACGGCTTGATACCCCACTCCGCCACAATCGTTTTCTTACTGAGGGCGTCCTCGGCGCGCTCGGGGAGGTCTAGTTTCCCCCTTCAACGGGCATCTCCTCGCGCGCCGCTTTCACCGTCTCGCCCTCCTGCCACGCCTCGAACATTCCCACAAAAATCGCCGAGAGTTTCCGCGACACCGTCTCGTCCACGTCGATGTCGGGCTTGTGGAGTTTCTCGTCCACGACGGATTCGATGAAGTCGCGGTCGTCGCCCTCGCTCTCCCACGGGAAATCCTCGAGGTCGTCGCCCGCGCCCTCGGGTACGTCGCCTTCCTCGTACTGTTGGGCGAGCGCCATGTACTCGCCGAGGAGGTCGAGCGTCCGCTTGGTCACGTCCTCGGTTTCGAGGGCGAACTCGCGGCCGTCGATGCGCCAGGTGCCTTCGATGGTTTCCTTCTGGGTTGCGTAGTCTGCGCCGTAGTCTTTCTCTTGCGTCATGATTAGGCGGTGGTGTTGGTTGCGGTGATAGCGCTCGTGTCGCCTTCTTCTGCACCCTCAAAGCTAACGGAGGGGATGTAGTTCGTGTCGCCCGCGCTCCGCGTGAGGTCGGGCACGTCACTAATCGAGGCGTTCTTCACGGTGACGTCACAGTCCGGATACTGGTACAGGAAGTCTCCCTGCTCGTTGCGGAACTGGTTGGCGATAAGGTCCGCGGACTTGTGCGGGCCGGCCACGTCAGCGTCCACGGTGACGGTGCGTTGGCCGATGTCGATAGCCTGCCGGCGAGTCCCCGACTGCGCTTCCTTACTCGTCTCTAGGGAGACGGTGAGGTCCAGACTGTGGATGCGGTCTGCGAGGGCGCTCCCCTGCCAGTTCAGGGTGTCCACGCCGAGGAACAGGTACTTCGAGGGGTCCACTCCAATAGCGGACCCATGCGACCCTGCGCCGAGTGCGGGGATGCCGCGCTCGCCCTCCACACCATCCGTGGTGCTTCCAGCGAGGGGTTGGCCGAGGATGTCTGTGCCGTTTCCGTCAGTCACCGAGATGTCGCCGTCCGGTTCGGACTCCACCCAGATTGCGTCGATGTCGCCGAAGGATGCGGTGGTGGTGACAGTCGATCCTCCACTTACGGTGACAGTCTCCGAGGTGCTCGCGCCTTCGTCCTCGATAGTCACGTCAACGCTCGTGCTGCCGTTGTTCGTCACATCCAGCGTCGTACTCGCCGAGGGTTGATGGATGACGTAGGCACGAGACTTTTCAGCATCCCAGCTGAGGGACTCCGTGATGGGTTCGGACTCGGATGGGTCGCCGGGGTCGCTCACCTCAGTCGGCCGTGCGCCGACTGCTACGACGTACTCGCGGAACCCCGCGCCGTCGTTCCCGCCCGAAGCGACGTCACGCCGGTACTGGAACGTGTAGCTCGGATACGCTGTCTGGTAGTCGTAGACGATTGGGTCGCCCGCGGGATACGCCGCGTCATCGTTGCTATCGACGAACGCTTGCTGTTTGTAGTACTCCGTCGTGAACGTGTGCTCCTCAGGCCCCCGGAAGTGCGTCTTCAGGTCGCCGCTCCCTACGACGGATTGGCCTTCGCGGTTGCCGTCGGGGGAGACGGTGAGGTCTTTGAGGTAGTCCGTCAGCGTCTCCCACGAGGGGTCCGTTGGCGGGACGCCAACGGTGGTTTCAGGGACGTATTCGATGCGCGTGTTCTGTAGGGCTGATTCAACTTGACTCATGAGTTATCGTATTCGGTGATGCTGTCGTAGTGGTCAATCATCGACTCACCAACCTCCCGTGATACCTGCGCCGTCCCACTCTCGTTGAACTCCACTCGTTCGCCGAGTGTCGCGTCGGATTTCAGGACTTGCAGGTAGCTGTTACTGGTTTGAATCCACATGAATAGAACCGAGGCTCGTGCTGGGAGAGGCTCGCCCCAGCGGGGTCATCACGTCCGCCCACTCAGGGGGTGTCGAGAACCGTCACCGGGACCGTTCCTTGCCCTTGGACCCAAGTGCGCGTACTCCCCGAATCCGTTTCGTCCTCGTTCTCAGTCCACGTCGGCGGTGTTGGCACCGCCATCCACACCCCCGACGCGAGGGCTACGGGGGCGTTGTTCTGTCCGGTGGCTTTCACCTCTTGATAGAGGTCATGGACGAGGGCTTCTGCATCAACACCGTTCTGGTAGTCTTCGCCTTCGAGGGCTTGGCAGGACACGGTGATGTTATGAGTGGCGAGCTGGTTGCTCCCACTCCCGTCGCCTTGAATGCTGTTCGTGTTCGTGCTTCCCGCGTTGGGTATCTGTGGGCCTTCGCGTTCAGTCACGACAATCTTCGGATAGGTGTCGCCCCAATCGCTCCAGTTCGAGGTGACGGGGAGGAAGTCGCTGGCGGTTGGGTCGGTCTGCTGGGGATTGTAGCCCTGCATCTCGCTGGGGGTGAGATGGTCGCTGAGGTATTGGCGGACGAGTTCCTCCGGCCGTTCGCTGAGTTTGCTTGGCATGGGTTATTGCTCCACCAACCGACACATGACCATTCCACTCCCGCGCTCGATACTGTAGCCGTGCAGTTCGTACACCGTCAGCGAGGAACGAATACTCGTGTCCCACGACATCGAGGTGCCGTCTGTTTCTACCGTCGTGTCCATCGCGGGTGGGACGAGTTCGACGGTCGTACTCCCGATTTTCGAGCGGGTGTCGCCTTCGATTTGGCCGGTGTCGGGATTGTACGACCCTCCCGAGTGGTTGTAGAACTCGGCTTGATACTCCGTATCTTCAAATAGGTCGTCGTGCGCCCGGCCGAGACTACCGCGGACTCGATTCCACTTACTCGGCATTAATCACATCCTCCGGAGGCACCGCTTTATCATCCACATACACATCCGCCGACCCTTTCTCCATGCGGAGACCGTGATAGGGAACACCCCATTCCGTGAGTTTCGCTGCCGTGAGACCCGCAACGTCCCACGGCCGCGCCGTGTGGATGATGATTGTGTGGCCGTTCTGGTACTGTTCCCGAACCCACTCGCACATTTCCTCGTTCGGCAGGGTTGGTTCGTCGGTGAAGTACGTGCCGCCATCTGGGTCGGTGAGGGTTTTGTCGAAGTCAACGGCAATTCGGTTACTCATAGCCGCCTCCAATTCTGGCTGTTCAACAAGTTCCCGGTCTGCACCTTCGGATGTTCGGGATGTACACCCGGACTCCGACCGCTCGATGCGGCCGCTCGAAGGTTCGCCTGAATCTGCTGGTTAATCGACGTGACAATAAGCAGTAGCAGTTCGTCAACTGTCTCGGCACTACTCAAGTCCACACCCTGGTTCTTCCGGACAAGAGCGTTCGGGTCAGCCATGTATTCGTTGATTGCTGGTCCGAAGTACGGATACGGCGGCATATACCGAGTACCCAGTTCGAGGTAGTGGGCGTACTCCGCGGTGTTCTCTATCACGAACTCCGGACTGTCGCTCCAATCATCCTCCAACTCGTCTAACTCCTCCTGTATCTGGCGGTGGCCTGAAATGTCGAGGTCAATATCCATGTATGAAAAACAGCGAGGTTATGTTGACCCGACGTACCGCGAGGTGTCCCGCTGGCTAGCCAGCGTCCCGGACGGGTCGCGCTGTTCCACCGCCCGCTTCAACTCCGCGGTCGTCATGCCCTCGTAGTCCACCGACGCAGTCTCCCGCGACGTGCTCTTGATGGCTTTGTCCGCGTAGAGCCTGATTTTGAGCGCGGCGAGATACTTCTCTAACTGTTTCTTGTCTTCGGTATCCCACTCGGAGTACCCGGGATTCGCCTTTCCCGCTTCGTAGGTTGCGTCATCGAGGTAGTCCTGAATCCGGGAGAGCGACAGGTCTGTGGCGATGACGCCTTTCACGTCGTCTGGGCTTGCTGTACTAGCCATATTGTACTAAAAACGTGTGTGGTTACTCGCCGTCGAGCACGGCGAGCGCGTCCGACTGCTCGCTCTCCGAGAGGTCCGTGTAGGCGGACTGAATCTTCTCCACGCTACTCCGACCATCAACGTCCTCGAAGTCGTACTCGGACCCGAGGGTTGTCCACTCATCTTCCGACAGGTCGGGGAGGTCTTCGCCCTCCGACTCCTCGGCAGTCTCGTCTTCCAAGTCGGTGGTGATGGATAGCGGGTCGTACTCGTCAGCGAGCGCCCGTGCAACCTCTCCGTCGTCCACCGAGAGCACGCCATCCTCGATACGGATGCGGTCGCCCTCGTTCAGTGGATTCTCAACACTCCCCCACCCGCGGGCGCTACACGAAAGCTCATACGGCATGGGTGTTAGACCCCGCCGAGAGCCTTGATAGCCGCGTCCTTCTCGGTCGGCACCCAGTCGATACGGCCGTTCAGGCCGTAGAACCAGCACCGTTCGTCCTCGTCCCGCCAACGGTTCACGTCGAACTCGTCACGCGGACTCTCCCATCCGTAGATGCCCGTGTCCACGAGGTAGGCTTCGTTCTGCCCGAGCAGCCCCGTGTTCGTTCGGAGAGCGGGGTAGCCGAGGAGTTCACCGTGCCGGATGCCCTCGCTCCGCAGTTCGTTAGCGAACTCTTCGGTGTCGCCCGTGAACTCAGTCGTCTTCGCCAGACTCCCCCATGCACGCGGGGAGAGGAACCACATGAACCGGCCACTATCGTAGCCCGCGTTAATCAGTTCCGTCTCCATGTCCACCGCCGCATCGTAGTTGAAGGCGGTGCCGGACGCACCAATCTCGACACTGTTCCGGTTGTTCTCGATAACCGCGCCCGCGATGCCGTCCAGCCGACGCATCTCCTCGCGCGTCATCTCCTGCTGGTTCACCGCGACGAGATTGATTTTCGAGTCCTTCACGTCCTTGTCTCGGATGCGGAACTTGAAGCCGTACTCAGTCCACGCGGCCTGCACGCCGTCGTAGGTGAGCTTCGCTTCCGGATGCTCCTCGTCGTCGCCGATCTCGACGAGTTCACCCTCGAAGTCGCCGTCGATAGCGGGGTACTCTACTGCGTCCCCGTCACGGTTCGGGGCTTCTTCGTCCACCCGGAATGCGTTTCGGAACGCGAACATCTGGTCCGGGTCCGGGAGGAGCGTTGCTTCCATGTCGGTCGCGGTCGGCACGCCGTCGTAGTTAATGTTAGTCGTCATTTAGAATCACCCGAGGTGAACCGCAGCGTAGCCCGTGTCTAGGCTCGCACCCTTGAACGCGCCGCCTTCGTCACTGAAGGCGTGCGCTTCGTCACCGCCAGAAATCAGTTCGCCAGCGTTGTCGCCGTCCGCAGACGCACCAACGGTGAGGCCGCTGGTAGAGCCAGCAGTCACCCCGCTGGCCACATTCCCGACAACGATGCCGGTCACGTGAACCTCAACCATGTCGCCCGCGCTATGGCTGCCTACCGTATCCGACACGATGCCGATGAGGTCGCCGTCGAGTGCGGGCGTGACTTGTCCGCTACTGTTGAGCATCACCGCATCGCCTGCGCTAACCGATCCGTCGCTTTCGAACGTTACGGTACGCCCGTCGTACACCGTCTGTCCGGGTTTCTTCACCATTTAGATCTCCTCCTCGATGTCTTCGAAACTCTCTGCATCCGCAAGGTCCGCCGCCTGCCCGCGGAGTTCATCCGCGTAGTCGGGGTCCACCGACTCCATCGTCTCGGCGCGAGCAGCGAGACTCTCAATCTCGCTCTGCGTGTCGCCGTCGAGCGCGTCGAAGTCAACCCCGTCGCCGCCTTCGAGCGTGTCGGGTTCGCCCGTTTCCGGCGTCTGACTGAGGGTCGTCGTCTCGATTTCACCGTCGTCATTCCGGAACTCGGACGTGAGCGCATCCACGCTCAAGTCACTCACAACGTCCTCGCTGAGGTCCTTCTGCTCAGCGAGCACCTCGCGGAAGACGCCTGCGAGTTCGTCAACGTCCTCCTCAAGCGCCTGCTTCTCCGACTGGAGGGCGTCGAGTTCATCTTGTTCAGTAATCGTCGGCTCTTCCGCCGCCGCGTAGGACTGGAGCACATCACGTGCGTTGTCCACGCCCTTGCTGGCGGCGAGAATCGCCTTCTCCTCATCGCTCAGGGTATCTCCATCACTCATAGTAGTAGCCTCGTTGGTGGTGTCGCGGCCGGAAGAACTCGCTCCGGTGGGGTCATCGTTCGACGGCCCACCACGGCCGTCTGGGTCCACATCGGATTCCGCCGATTCGTTTCCGTCCAATACCTGACTCAGTGCGTCCCGTCCGAGTGCGGTGATTGCGGCGTTCTCGCCGAGTTTGATGTCCGCGCCCGGCTGGCCGTTCGCTACGACCGCGAGGTCGCGGAACCCTGCAAGGTGCTCGACCTTGCGTGCGTCCATGCCGTCGTCATAGTCGCCGAGCGCCCGCCCCAGCGACGGGGAGACTTCAAGGTAGCCGTGGCCGACCTTCTGCGCGATTTCGTTGTCCGTGATCTCTCCTTCGTACACTAAGCCGACGCCGTCTCGGTAGGCCGCGTCCGTGACTTTCCCAATCACGTCGTCGGCGGGTGCTTGCCCGTCGAGTTCGTGGAAGTTCTTCACTATATCCACGCCAGACAACATGTCCGCGGCATCTCGAAGGACTTCTTCGGGGTAGTAGTGGCGTTCGCCCTGCCCGCCTTCGACAACGGTGTTGACGGGGAGTGCGACCCCTGATACTTGATAGGGTTCCTGTAGTGGGACGTCCTCACTGGTGTTGTCCGCTTGGAGGACTGCGATGCCGCTCTCGAAGTGGTCTCTCTCACTTTCGGTCATGGTTCTAGGTTACTATGGTGCCGGGCACGCGCTCACTGAGTGGCGCGAGATCGTCTTCGTCAACCCCCAATTCAACTTGGAGACTGCAACGGCCGTGAGGGTGGAGGTCTTCGCTGACTTGTTCCGTCCTATCGAGGAAGCCTTCCGTGTGGGCGTTGATGGTTTCTGAGCGCGCTATCATCGTCGCCCGATGCTTCCCAATACTGTCCACCCTATCGGTGAGCCGTCGCGCTATCTTCGTCGGGTTCTCGCCCTTCTCGAATCCTTCGAGGAGTTCATCACGGACGGCTGTGGTTACGTCCTCGGTCACGCTCTCTAAGTTCGAGTACGTGCGCCGGAAGAGCGTCCGAAGGCCCGTATCGAACCGGCGTTGTTGGACGAGTTCCTCAACGTCTACCGTTGCGAGGTCGACGTCCCCGCGGAGCTGGCTCGTGGCAAGTCGAATCCCCTCCGAGTAGGCCCGGCGGATGTACTGGTTGCGGTTCCGGCCGACGACTGTGAGGAACTCCGAGTCTAACTGGGTTTTGAGCCATTGGACGAACTTCGCGCGGGTTGTCGGTCCGGAACTCGTCCGGAAGGGGCCGGGGTCGTCAACTTCGAGGGTGTCTGATTGTTCGGTGAGGCCGAAGATGTCTTGCTCGACGATGCCGCGACGGATGGCTGAGTTGATGCGTTGGAGGACGCCCCTGAGTCTCTGTTCTAGGCGTCGAGTGGTGGTTTTGGTTCGGGTGGGGCCGTAGCCACTGTCTCGCGTGTACGACGCGAGAACATCGGTTCTGGTCGCCATTAGTCCGCCGGTCTACCCTCACTCATCTCCATCACGTCCCGAAACAACGCTTCATCCTCCTCGCTGGTTTCCTCGGGTAGCTCGAAGTCCTCGACCTTCGCATCATCCGGCAACCCAAGCGTCTCAACCAACGTATCATGGTCCACAATCGTAGCCGGACCACCACTCGGCCCCGCGGCTTCGTTCAGGGCTTTCATGTACGTCAGCAAGTCCTCAATCGTATCCGACTCTAAGGCTTTCACCGGGTTGTCCTCCGGCGGCGGCTCAATCCGCAACCGAAGGCCCTCTGTTGGGAGGCCCTTCCGTTCTGCAACCAGCTTGAGTGCTTGCGTCCACGACTGCTCCTGATACTGGCGCTCCTCACTCACGAGGTCGTCGTAGGGATCGCTCTGCTCGCTGGTTACGTCCCGGTTCGTCTCATCACTGTGGCCGATCATGTACTTCGGCGCGGGCAACGCCGACGTAATATCATCCACGTAATGCTGGAGTGTCGGATTCAGCTCGGGGACGTCCGGCTCGAACTTGTTCATCTCAAACCCGGCGTCGGTAGTGATCACCGAGTTCGGCCCCATATTATTCAACTCGGCCTCGGTCTCACTAATCGCATCATCGCTCCACTCGATGATTTCCGTGCCATGTGAGTGGTCAATCGTCTCGGGCTTGAACTGCGCACTCCAGATCCCGTAGGCTTTCCGTTGAATCGCCGTCGCCCGGTCGCGCTTGATTTGCTTGTACTCCGCAATATCCTCATCAATCGCCTCCAGAACACTCGTGCCGAACACACCCTCGGCATCCGTGTTATCCCCGCCAATGTCGGGTTCCAGCGTCTGCTTCAGCACGTCGTTCTGGCTCAGGGGGATTGAGTCGTTGTCGAACCCGCCCCGGCGACGGCCGAGGATGCTGTTGTCGTCGAATTGAATGTAGGCTGCCGCCTCACCTCGTGGCGTCAATTCAACGCCGTCTTCGTCGGTATCATTCGGTTCGATGAGGATGTTCGTATTCGAGTAGACCTGCGGGTGGACGGTCTCAGGGCGGATGTGGTAGAACCCCGTAATCTCGCTCTCGGGATTCTCGGGGTCGGCTTTGAGGTACTCGACGAGGACAGTCCCTCGCACCCATCGCTCCCACGTTGCTTGTTTCGCGCCTGTGTAGAAGTCCTGGCGCTTTTCGCCGCCGTAGACGAAGCAGTTGTTGAGGAATCCGCCGTCTGGCGTGCCCTCGGGCGGAGATGCGTCGAGTTCGTCTTTCTCACCCTCGAAGTACGCCACGGTCTCGTCGGGGCCTTCAACCCTATAGCCGGGTTCCCAGACGTCGTGGGTGAACTGCCGGAGGTTCGCCCGGACGATGGCCGTGGATTTGGCTTGTTGGACGTATTGGTCGATGTCTTCGGGCGGGTCGATCTCGTCTACGTCGCCGCCGGAGATGTCGATGCGTGCGCTTCGTGTGACTGTCTCCACCGTCTGGCTGAGTGACGATTGGAGCGTGTCGAGAGTGTTCCGTATTCTGCTCATGGTTAGACCTGGTTATGTGAAACGCTCGCCCGCGCACTCCGCCGCCGAACCGTATTCGCATTCTGCCGCCCCCAATTAGCGAACGCCAAACTGTCGGGGAAGTCGTCGTGACCGCCGTCCGGATGACTGACCTTCATGTAGCCGTGCTGGGTGAAATCATACTGCAACGACGTGAGTTCGTCAATCAGCTTCCGGTGCGTCGGCAGAACAATATTCTCGCTTTCTACATCCCGCTGCAACTGCTTGTATAGCTCGTGCTTGGTTTTGGTACTCGACTTGAACGGTTGGAGCGCGTCAAGGTCGCTGAAGTCCACGACACCACCACCAATACTGTTCTCCTCAACAACTATCGCTTCGTACTGGTGTTGGCGGTGGAGGTCTTTGATGCGGCCGAGCACACCATCCAGCGTACTCGTCTGCTCGCTATCCACAACACGCACACAGCCCTCCGAGTCTATCTCAGTGTAGACGGTGCGGTCTTTCCCCTCGCGGGCCACGTCCACACCAAGCCACCGCTCCCCGCCGAGGTCGGGCTGGCCTTGAACGGCTTCGATAGCGTCGTATGGGAAGAGGTTGTCGCCCTCATCAACGAACTCGCCGAGGTACTCCTGGGCGAAACTCAGCGAGTCCTTCTCTTCACGCTTCTCTTCGATCCACTCCTCGTCGTTCAGGGGGTTAATCGTGGACGGCCAATGCGGACTGAACCAGCCCTCGCTGTTGTCGCCCTCTACTGCATCATAGAAATACCCGGACTTGCCTGCTGGCGTGCTGAACAGATAGTATTCGTACTCGTCGTGGGTGAGGAAGAACGGCTCAATCACCTCATCATAGATGTTATCCTTGATGTACGCCGCTTCGTCCACCAACACTATGTCTGGGTTCTTCCCACGGACTTGCGTCCCGTCTGTCCCGACTGTTCGCGCTCGACAGCGGCCGCCGCCCGTGAACTTCCAGTCGGTCTTGTTCTCGTGTTCGGTGCCGAGGACGTAGCCGGCTTGCTGGAATTTCTCGCGGGCGGTTTCCATCGCATTCCGGAAGGACTCCATCATGTCCTCGGTGGTGTCCTCGAAGGGGGCGAGGATCATCACGTCGTGGCCTGCGATGGCGCGGTCGGCGGCGATGTGGCCGCCGGTCATGGATTTACCGACTTGTCGGCCGGGTTTGAGGGCGGCGTGGAACTGTGGTTCTTGTTCGGCTTTATCGAGGAGTTCGGCTTGGTAGTCGAACGGCTGGTAGTCGAAGAGGATTTCCACGCGCTCGCTACGCGGGAGGCTCTTGACTTCGCTGAGGTCGTCCATGCTATTCGGAGAGGATTTCGCTGAG